GACCGCCTCGCCGTTGAGGCCAAACGTGGCGCTCAGGTCGATCGTGCCGACGCCGGCGGCTAGTGCCTTCTGCTCGACGGCGTGCTTGGAAAACGGAGGCGTGCTGGTGGCGTTCAACGTGTGGGTGAAGTCCCAGTTGGCGTGGGTGACCTTGGGGCTCGACGCGGCCGGCGCACCAGTCGCGTCGAGCGTCTGCTGCACGGTGGTCTTGAGCTGCACGTTCGCGGAAAATGTGTCGGCCATGGTAGTTTCCAGGGATCAGGGGTCAGGAGTCAGGGGTCAGGAGTCAGGGGTCAGGGGTCACGGGTGCGTCGGCGCGCCGGTCGAGAGGAACGTCATCTCGGTGGTGATCTTCTGGCCCAGCTTGCCCGAAAAGCCGCCGGCGTCCTGGAGAATGGCCAGGTTGCTGTCGGTCCCTCCGCTGGGCAGCGTCACGGTGATCGTGTCCTCGGTGCCGACCGCCGGGATTGTGCCGCCCCAGTGGGCCAGGAGCGTGAACGGCCCGGCCTGCTTCAGCGCGCCGACCGCGTTGTGTTCCCGCCATTCGTCGGTGCTCAATTGGTGCGTCGCGTCCTGCGCCTCCACGCTGTCGTTGGCGCGGTCGACGTCGAGGATCTCGCCGGTGAGCGCCCCGAACGAAACGGTGATGCCGGTGGCGATGTAGTTGGTCATGTTCTAATTTCTCCGGTCGGTTGCCTCAGTCAAACTCCGGCACGGTCTCGCGGTACCAGACGGTCAGGTCCAGGATCGCTTGAAAATCGTTCGAGTCGCTCGCGTCGTCGCCCGCGTGGTCGTGCAGGTAGCGGTGTTCCAGATGGATCCCCTCCACGTCGATGGTCTGGCCCGAGCCGCCGAGCTTGCCGCGCGGGTACCCGTCCAGCAGCCCGCGGAGTGCCTTTTGCAGGCCGGCCGCCTCGGTCTTGGTTTTGGCCCAGGCGTCGACCTGGATCCGGGCCTCGACCAGACCATCCGCCGCGGTCTGGTGATGCCCGCCGATCTCTTCGGGATCGCGCACGAGCACGGCCGGCAGCGGCGTGGACTGGTCCAGCGTGTCCTGAAGCACCCGCGCGCCGGCCTCGCCGAGGCTCGGCTGGCCGGAGAGGTATAGCTGCAGGGCGTCGGCAAGGGTGGTCATGGGGTGTGCTCAGTATTTTTGCGAAGCGGGGATGTTTTCTCTGAGTTCGGTTTCGACTTGCTGCTTGATCTCAATGCCGATTAGCCTGATGGATTCGCCGCGGGTGCCCATCGCGGCCCGTAAGAGGAAGTTGTCGCCAGGCACTCGCCCGGCTGCGCTGCCTCCGCCGGCAACCCCAGTGCGCTTGGACCTTGACGTTCGCTTGGGCGCGTACCACCTCGACTGCATCGTGCGGTGTCTGGGGTTCCAGACGCCCTCGGCCGTCCAGCCTTTGGTCTGCGTTCTGATCAGGGTGCCCCCCTTCGCGATGCGGTGACCCAGCAGGACCAGGTGCAGGTACTTCTCCGGGTTGCGGACGCCCGTCGCCGTTTCTCCCTTGCGGGCCTTGCGGAAGCCGCCGCGCTTTCGGACGACGCCCCGTCTGAACCGGGCCGGCTTGCCTTCCGCGTCCTTGCGGGCGCCGACGACGGCGCCGACGCCGCTGCCGTCCTTGAACGTGAAGACGCGCGATCCGATCGCGGTGGCCAAAGCGCCCGTCTCGAACGATGTTTTCTTGGCCTCCGCCTTGGCCGCCTTGGCCGTCATCCGCCCCGCCTTGGTGACGCCGCGGCGGAGGGCCTTTTTCTGGAGCTTCGCCGGCAGCCCCGCGAACGTGGCTTCCAGCTTCTTGTCGCCGATCAGTGTCACTTCGCCGACAGCCATCACGCCTCCGTCTCGATGCAGTCCAGCTCGAGGATCACGTTGGCGCCGCCCACGTTCTTCGGCGGCCCCACGATATTCAGGTACACGCTCCCCACCTTCAGCCGGTGGCGGCTGCTGACGTCCGATCGGTAGCGCATCACCACCCGGTGCGTCAGCTCCGCGTCCACCTGTTTTGCGTTCCACGCCTCGCGCCCCGCGAACGGGATCACCTCCGCCCACACCGTGGCCAGCGTCGTCCAGCTCTCGGCCGTGCGGGCCCCCTTGGTGTCCCGGCCCGCGCTCTTGTGCTGGATCACCACGGAGGTTTTCAGCCGCCCGGGATTGATCGCTACGGCACACATCAGGCATAGGCTCCATGTCCCGAGAGGCTCAGCAGTCGCTCCACCGTGGGGGGCGCCTTCTCCGGCGCCGTCCCGCGGTTCTCGTAAACGAACGCGACCAACGCCTTGACGGCCAGGACGATATTGGCCGGCACGTCGGTGGCCGCGTCGCCGTAGCCGCACACGAACTTCACGGTCGCGGCGTCGATGCGATCGTAGGCCGCCGGGTAGCTGTAGTAGCTCGCGGGGCGCACGCGCCCCGGCCTGTGGTCGGTGTCCACCTCGTACTCGTCGTCGGACCACGTTTGCAGGGCGTCGGTCCAGTCGTAATACTTGATCGAGGTCACGCTCTGAAGCGGCGGGGTCAGCTCGATCACGCCGGCCGGGAAGCCCGGCAGCACCAGGTCCCAGGTCGCGGTGATAAGCTGCTGCGAAAGCCACGTCTGGGCGTACTGCGTCGCCGCCTCGACGAGGGCCTCCAGGTCCGCGTCCGTCTCGTCCTCGGCCACGCCGTGTAGGTACCGCTTGGCGTCCGCGGCGGACACGACGGCGACGGCCGGCGGCGTTATTTCAACCAGCGATCCGAGCACGCTTTTCTCCCGGGTTGGCGGCCCGCGAATCACGCGAATGAAACGAATTGTTTTCTTATGAGCCCATTCGCCCCATTCGCGCTATTCGCGGGCCTCTCGCCTGCCTCAGAGCTGCGTCCGCCACCACGAGGCGCCGACGGTGAAGTCCTCGTTGACCGACGAGGCCGACACGTGCAGGCTGATCGCGTGGTCGGGGGGCACCACCAGGCGGCCGCGGCATTCCCACTCCGTCCCGCCGCCGGGCAGGACGCCGGTCGCCTCGACCGGGCCCGACCCGCCGCAGGGGAACCAGCCGTCGTCGATGACCGTGGCGTCGACCTCGGCCCGAACCGGGCCCATCGACGGGCCGCGGCCGTCGCCGGTGCCCCACTTCGAGGTGATCTCGTTGGGCCCCTCGGCGACGTTGATCGGCCGGAGGTGGAGGCAATACCACATCGTGTAGAACGACAGGGCCCCCGCGGACACGAGCTGGAAACAGAACAGGCGGTCGATCACCAGCGACTTGCCGCCGTAGTTCTCGCCGTTGTGGACCGTCAGCAGGGAGGTGGTCGTCGGGCGCACGACCAGCCCGGCGACGGCCGCGGTGGTCATGACGGACTCGTGTTCGTGGGCCATGCGGGCCAGGCCGAGCGGCCCCTGCATGGCGATCAGCTTGTCCAGCAGCTCGTCGGTTTTCAGTCCCATCGCGTCTTCTCCTTGGCCCTCGTTGTCGGGCTTCTTGGTGATCACTCAGGGGGAGCTTCTTGGCCCCACGCATACTCTTCATGCCCGCGCTGAGTGGCCGCGAGCACCTCGAGGATCCGCAGGTTCGTTTCGATCAGTTCCACGAGCAGGGCCTCGACGGTCTGCTCCTGCCGGACCCAAGGCCAGGAGCCCGTCCAGATGTACCGCTTGCCGGTGTCCGTCTCGGTGAAGACCGAGCCGACCGGCGGGCGCTGGATCGGGCCGCCCTCCGGCTCCCGGCTGTGTCCGGGTTTGAGGTCGGTCGAAAGGCCGCGGTAGCGGACGGTGTGGGCTTCGAGTTGCACAGCCACGGGTTCCTGGCTCCTTTACGCGGACCTGGTTGCCGCAATACCGGCCTCTTGGTCGTACTCGTTCGCCGCTTGGTTGTCCGCCCGGCCGCAGCCGTCCGCGTCAATCGACGTTAGGCAATCGGTGTCGTCGCCGAGGTAGATCAGGTTGGACGTGACCATGCCGGTCGATGCCGTGAACAGGTCGATGGCTCCGGCCAGGTCGTCACCGGCGGCCGTGCCGTTGAAGATCCGGTTGTTGTGGATCTGGATCCCCAGGCACGCGGTCGTGCTGGCCGAGATCGCCGAGACGCTGAACAGCCCGCTGATCAGGTTGTTGCGGATCGTGACGCGGTCGTTGGCGCCGACCAGCTCGATGCACTCGGTGGCCTGGGTCACGCCGTAGAAGACGCAATCCTCGATCAGCAGATCGTCCGCCGCGGCCGTGGTCTGGATCGTTACGAGGAAGTTCTCCGCGGCCGTGTTCTCCAGGAAGACGCAGCGGCGGAACTCAACGCCGGCCGCCGACACGCTGAACCCAAAGGCAATATTGGCGTGGCCCGCCTTGAAGCACAGGTTTTCCAGCACGATGTCGGCCGCGGCCACGCTGACGTAGGTGTCGGCGAAGCCGTCGATGAGGAAGGTTGGCCTCAGGGTCCGACCGCCCAGGCCGATCACTTTGAGCCCGGCCAGGTTCAGCGTCATGGCGGCGGCGCCGGTGACGCCAATCGTCTCGGCATGGCCGGGCATCACGAAGATCGTGTCGCCGGCCGCGGCGGCCGCCTCGGCGTAGACCAGCGTGGCGAAGGGGGCGTCGGGGTTGCGGCCGAAGCCGGCCGCGTCACTGGCGGCCGTGACCGTCGAGCCGACCCACCAGATGTTCCCGGTGGGGAAGACTTCGCGGTCGACGATCGAGAAGAGGCCG